TAGTTCGCTTCTCAGCCGGAGTAAGGCCTGAAGACTGAACAACTTTTAGAAGCCAATCAAGATAGGAATCCCGGTAGTTAAGTGGGTCTTGATAAGTTGTTGGCTTATGATTTGGAACACAAAGCTCAAAGCTTTCTGGAACAATAGGCTCTTCTTTCTTTGGCGGTATGTTCTCAAGATACTTGTCAAAGATTGATTCAGTTGGCTCCTCTTCTTTTACTGGCACAACTTCAGCTTCCTCTGCCTCTGTAGTTTTTACCCCCCACGCTTCCAATGCTTTCCCTGTTTCTTCGGGCGAAGAATTAACGGTAATGTTTGCTATCTGTTTTTCACCAGTAAGTTCTTGAATTGTAGGCGCAGACACAGCCTCTCTAATCGGCGTTATATCCTTTGGCTCATCGTAGTCTTGTGCTTCCTCACTTGTTACAATGCCTAGCAGAACGTCAGGAAAAGCGTCACGCAGTGCGTTCCCCCTTGCCCGGTGTTGTAACATTCTGTCCGGGTAAGCTTTCCATGTAGGTCTGTTTGATAGCCCAGCTTGCTGTGCTTGTTTCATTGAGAAGGTTCTTTTGACTTCTTCAATGCTACCGTCAGAAAGTCTACGTTTAACTACGCAAGTAGCAACCCCACCCTCTTGAGTTTCTTTTACACCCATACAACGGTCATCAGCCCTTACCATAGCCAGTAATGAATCCCCATAGACTGCTGGCTTGCCATTGATAACAGCAATGTTTTGGAGTGCTTGAAGCGGTGCTAGCCCTAACTCCATGCCCCACTGTATTGCCACAAAACAGTTAGCGGGTTTGCCCTGATAGTCTTTTGGAACTAAAATTGATTTGCTTAGTTTCTCTGCAAACATTTCCATTTCAGTAATTGTTGTCGGCACAAGGCTTTGCCGGGTTGTTACAATACTATTCATAGGTTGTTTCCTTTATTGAAAAAGACACAGAGTCATAAAACTCTCCCGTGCCTACCTGTGTTTTCTTTTCTTTGCTTTGTGATGCGGCCTTGATTTGAAAGCCAGGTATCTTGGCGTACTCAACATCGAGACTGTCAAGACAAACGGTAATAGATTCTTTGAGCTTGTCCTTTTCAATCTTTGCCGCACGTTCTGCCCCGGCAAACTGTAGATAGTCACTACACAGATTTGCTAAGTCCTGATTTGTTTTCTCAAGATGCTTTGATATATCCTGATACTCAGGTTTTTCATCGTCGGCGATTGGCGGGTACTCCCCGTCTTCTTTCACAAGTGTCCAGAACTCCGCATAACTATCAGCCATAATCTCAACCATAGGTGCGCTCCATTCCACCGGGTAAAGGTGCATCTTTCCACGCTGACACATACAAGCAATGATAGCCCAAGACATTTCTGCACAAAACATCTGATGCATGACTTGAATTATCCACTCAGGTTTAGGCTTATCGTTGTGATAGAAGTCAGTCTTAATCTCAACAATGCCTTGCCCCATGAAGGTAGCTTGACCACCGTCATGCTTCTCTAATGTTATGGCTTCAGACAGTTCAATGATGCGGTCAATGCTAGAAGCAATACCCAAACCTTCCTTGCGATAGGCTTTAGTAGGTTCAAACATAATCGCGTCACCACCAGACAAACGTTCTATTTCTTCATTAGCCCATGATGCAACGCTTGGCTCTAAGTGTGTACCACGGCGCAACGCACGTTCATAACGTACCTCGTCAATGGACTCGACCCCTGCCCTTGCAAGCTTATGCTTTTGTAAAACTTCATGCCGTGTTTGGAAGCTAGTCTTATGTAGTACAATAGCACCCGCTTCACTACTGCCAATCTCATGGCCTGTTTTCGTTAATTTTGGCATGATTTAAAACCCCTGTGCAGCGGCACATGAATTATTTATGGCGCAACCAAATAAAAGAAAAGTATACATTGAAAAAAGAAAACCAACAAAAAAAATAGTTGCTAGTATTTCTTGTAGTACAAATTTAAATTTTTGCAAAAATTTATCCTCGCTATGTTTTGTTTATGTTAAGTTTATTTAAAGTTTCAATCAAGTTTTATTTATCAGCCATTCTTACGACATAATTTTTTACGCTTGATGCGTACCACTGAGTCTGTTTTGAAAGGTCAGAGTTACGTCTTTTGGCTGGTGTTGGTACTTTCATTTCGTTAAGTTGCCGAGCAATAGCCCTAATACTATACCCATTGTCCAACAGATTTGATATGATAGGCCACAACTCTCTGGCTCGTTCATCTGCAATTTTAACTTGTTGTTCTCTACCCTTTTGTGCTGCTTTTGACACTATCTCCGGGTTGCCCATTTTTGTTATTAAATTGCCAGCCTTGCTTGTGTAACTGCCCTTACTTTTTATCTCTGCTTGGATACAATCCATTGCCGCTTTGGTTCTGTCTCGTATCATTTCTCTTTCCATTTCGTACACTCCAGCAAGTAACCCGATAGTCTTGTGGTCAAGTTTTGGATTGTCTACGACCACGAGTTTTATTTTACCTGTTTTAACTTCTTGCTCAAAAAACCTTGTTGTCTCCCAAGTGCGTCGAGACATACGGCTAAGAGAGTACACAACCATTGTTGCCCCTGTTTTACGGCAATAATCAAAGCACTTGTGTAGTTCTTTACGGCTGTGCCAATCGCTTGCGGCACTAACGCCCTCTTCCTTAAACCACTTTGTGTCATGCTCAAAGCTGTTAAGGTAAGATTCAATGCCGTACATTTGGTTTTTCACATCTTGCTTATCAGTACTGACGCGAACGTAACAAGCGTACTTGCCTGTGTGTTCTACCCCGTGGTCAGGTCTGGTTTGGCTGAGTGTCATTGTTTGATTACCTTTCGTTTATACATCGTTCACCTATCCACATAGATAGTACAATGATATCAATTGTACAAGTGGTAAATGTAACATTATATTTATACGGGTAATTTTTATGGCTACGAAAAGCGTTCTCTTACGGTTAGACCCCATCGTTCACAAAGAAATAAAACTTCAAGCAGAAGATGAGGGTAAGTCTGTAAACCTATGGTTAAACGAAATAATCTGTAAAGAGCTTGGTATCGAGATTAAGCAATCCACCAAGCTAGTAAGTGTGACGGTTAACAAAGTCGCATGAAGTACAAAGCTAAAAGGGTAGAATTAGACGGCTATACTTTTGACAGTATGGCAGAGGCGAAACACTACTGGCATGGAATAAAGCCCAGGCTTGAGGCTGAAGAAATCAAAGACCTCAGACTCCAACCAGTATTTAGATGTGAAATTAACGGGAGATTAATATGCAAATACATAGCAGACTTTCAGTATGTGGATACGAAAGAGATAGGACCACAAGGGCAGTTGGGTTGCACGGTGGTCGAGGACGTAAAGGGATTCAAGACGCCAGTGTATCGGTTGAAGAAGAAGCTGGTCGAGGCAATCCACATCGGTACAAAGATATTAGAAGTCGAACCGCGAATGTATCAATCCAAAAGATACTCTCTGCCATCTCACGCCGTAGTTATATCCAAGTAGAAGTATTGACCGGGCGTAAACGCAATAAGATTATTATGCCGTGGCGACAACTAGCTTACCTTCTCAGCTACGAACTCACGGGCTGTACTCTGACTCAAATTGGTGAGGTTCTTGGGCGCGACCACACTTCATTACTTCACGGTATCAAGCAGATAAAAAAACTAAGAGAGCGCGACCCCTACGTTGAGCAAATCTATCAGGAATTAAGAAATGAAATGTCCTGAGTGTTCTAACAAAAAAACAGTCGTGGTTAATAAGTCCTGGCGCAAAGATAAGATGCTACGCCTCTATTCTTGCACGGCGTGTAGCTCTCGCTTCCAAACAAAAGAGGTTATGCGAGACAAACCAATAGACGAAACCTACGAATTTAAACTCAAAGCAAATCGCAGAAAGTACGGGTGACCCATGACTAAAGTGTACAATGCTCAAACCGACCCTCCTGCATATGAACACCGTCCACGCTACGCCGATTGGAAAGCTAAGAAAGCAGAAGGTGATGAATTTGAGCATCGCGTTAGAAAATACTTAACGAAAGAAGGTTACGAAGTCTTCAAGCCAAAAGATAATACCTACGACCTACGCTTAAATATAGACGTTCCCTTCTACGGCACACTGGCCCTAACAGGTGAATGCAAGAACGATAAAATGGCAGAGTACTCCCGCAACATGGCGTTGCAAACGTTCGACCACGGGCAACCGTCAGGCATACATCCAAAGGGTCCAAACCCAGACTTATGGTTTCACGGCGTCGGTGACGAACTGTTTATAATCAGAACGTCCATACTTCAGAGCTTGTGCGAAACCTACACAACATCCTGGGGAGCTAAAACAGTCAACATGGGTAACCCGGAATCTAAAGCGTCCGGCATACTCATGCCCATTTCGGTTGCCAAGAACGTAAGAGGTGGACGATGGGTAAAACTATAGCTTGCAAGAACTGCGACGGCGAAGGTCAATATTACGCAGAGGTTCCAGTGGTGGACTTCACCAACGGCGGGTATCTCGACGAACGGCTAGTAGAATGTGAAGACTGCGACGGCTCCGGGGAAATAGAACAAGACTAATGCTAAAGTCAGAGCTAACACCCGACCCGGTCAGAGACGCACCAGAAGGTCACGGAGATAACCAAAGCCCCGGCGCATACTCAGCACTACCGGGCAGAGCCATAGTCGATGAACGCTTCTACCAATACCCAATGACAATGGTGGTACTCGCTCATTGCTGTGGTCACGTTAACTACCATACCGCTATCTTCTGGGTTAACCAAAGCACCCTCGCCCGTCGTATGAAATGTACACAGCAAGCTATCTCTCAGCATATGCGTAAGCTCGTACAATGGGGCTACATAGAAAAGATACGCAAGGAAGCTCCCATCAGAGCATACGGACGCAAAGGAGCCGCCTGGAGAGTAGTCTACGACCCCAGAGTATCACTAGACGAAGCACTTGCCACAATACCGTCAGATGCAGCCACTCCACAACAACAACAAGAAGAAGCTGAGAAGACAATGGAACTGGCAACAACCGGGCCAAAAGGACAGAAGAAACGGGTAAGTAAGTACAAGCCCCAGCTTGTAGATGATAATGACAACTACAAGCCCCAGCTTGTGCAAACCCACAAGCCCCAGCTTGTTCATAAAGACTTACATAGAACTATAGATAAAGAGATAAAGGACGTAGATTGCAAAAGGATATGCGAGAGGATGAGCGAGGAAATAATGAAAAGATATGGGAAGGGTTGGGTATACGACTTGAGACAGATGGACTTAGCCAGGCAACTGTACAATCTAGGTTACACTGTCGATAGCTTTGGCAGGGAAGCAGGGTATGTATTGGATTGGTTGGTGAAGAACAACAAGCAACACCCCGTGTCACTGCAATACTTCATTGCCCGTAAGGAAAACAAGAAAGGAAACAAGAATGCAAAGGAGACATTAAAACATCTGACGAACAAGATGCGAGTAAGGTGATTGTACAAATGGTAAAGGTTCGGATACAGTTTGTACAACCCAATAACGTAAGGGGGGTGGCACGTTATAAAAAAGGCACCTTATGCCCCCCCGCCCCCTGCCGCGTAGTATAGGGGTCACTCAAAAATATTTTGGTAAAAAACATGGAGAAGTAAATGGTTAAGATAATGGAAATTAAGCAGCCTCGTGAGGGCAAGGAAGGAAAGACGTACTGGCACAAGTTGGGTGTTAAGTTTGTTTTTGATGATGGGAAGGAAAGTATCAAGTTAGATTCTTTGCCTTTACCTAATGAGAAGGGTGAGGTGTGGATGAACTTGTTTGAGCCACGGCCTAGGGATGAGGCTGGTGCTACGGGTACTTGGGATAAGCCTGAAGACAAGACTGATGATACGGCGTCTAAGGACTTTGATGATGAAATCCCGTTCTAATAAGCCGAAGGTTCCCCGTGTTACGCCGTTTGCGACACGGGGGATAACGAAGCGGTTGCGTGGTTCTAAGATTATCTATGAGCAGCGTGATGAGTTGGCGATGGATTTACTGGGTTTGTATTCTGCGAAGGTGACGGATGTGGTGGACATTGTGCGTCGTTCTGATGGTTCTACGAGTGTGGACTTGAGGGAGTTGGAAGATATTCCTGAGAATGCTTTGAGGGCGATTAGGAAGATTAAGGTGACCCCTACGCGGCATGGGGAGCAAGTGGAGGTTGAGATGATAGACAAGGTTAGGATAGGTCAGATGCTGGCGAAGTCGGCGGGGTTACTGGATAACGAGAAGGAGATTGATAAGCCGGGTGTGGTGAGCATTGAGATGGTTATGCCGAAGGAGGATGGTGATGAGTGAGATACCTTCCAACATGAAGTTGGACTTTTCTACGTCGCCTACGGTAGCTAAGTTTTTCAAGAGCAAGGGTTTTGTTCGGGGCATTATGGGGCCAGTGGGTAGTGGTAAGTCTTACGCTTGCTGTGCGGAGATATGGCGTCGGGCTATTCAGCAGAAGCCTAGTCCTAGAGATGGGATTAAGTACACGAGGTTTGCGATTGTTCGTAATACCAACCCGATGTTGAAGACCACGACGTTAAAGACTTGGTTGGAGTTGATGCCTGAACACGTTTGGGGTCCGGTCAAGTATTCGCCGCCGATTATTCATCATATCAAGTTACCGCCTCGTGATGGCGCGGCTGGTATTGATTGTGAGGTTATCTTCTTAGCTTTGGATGACCCGAAGGATGTGCGTAAGCTGTTGTCTTTGGAGTTGACGGGAGCTTGGGTCAATGAGGCTAGGGAGTTACCCAAAGCGGTTATTGATGGGTTAACGCATAGGGTTGGACGTTTTCCGACGAGGGCCGACGGTGGACCTACCTGGCATGGGGTTATTATGGATACAAACCCAATGGACGATGACCATTACTGGTATCGTTTGGCTGAGAAAGAAAAGCCTAGGGGCAAGTATGCGTGGGATTTTTTTAAGCAGCCCGGTGGTGTGTTAGAGGTGGGCATTGATGAGTTGCCTGACGAAATGCCGGAAGCTCAAGGATTTATTCATCAGTCGGGAAGATGGTGGAAGACAAACCCCAAGGCTGAGAATATTAAGAACCTACCGACGGGATACTATGAGCAGCTTCTGGGTGGTAAGAACCTTGATTGGATTCAGTGCTATGCTCAAGGAAAGTACACGTTTGTTCAGGAAGGTCGACCCGTCTGGCCTGAGTACAACGATAGTTTAATGGCTGAAGACTTAGAGCCTGACCCGGAGTTACCTGTTCATGTAGGCTTGGACTTTGGTTTGACCCCGGCGGCTATCTTTGCCCAGAAAATGCGGAATGGTCGGTGGCACGTTCTGCATGAGTTGGTCACGTTCGATATGGGGCTAAACAGGTTTGCGGAGATGCTCAAGAGCGAGTTGGAGTCTAGGTTTCCCGGCTATGAGATGATGATATGGGGTGACCCGGCGGGTATGCAACGTGACCAGATATTTGAGACCACGGCCTTTGACCATTTAAAAACTTTGGGGTTGTTGGCCCGACCTACGGCAACGAACGAGTTTAGAACCCGGCGTGAAGCCTTGGCTATACCGATGGGTCGGTTGATAGATAGCAAGCCCGGGTTTCTGATTAGTCGTAAGTGTAATCGTTTACGCAAAGCTTTAGCGGGTGGTTATCACTTTAAACGGGTGGCGATAGGTGCGGGTCACGAACGGTTTAGAGATACGCCGAATAAAAACGAACATTCCCACGTTGGTGATGCGGCGGG